CGCCTGCCGGTTATGTAGTACACCTGCCTAATGGGACTCGCAAGTACACCAAGTCCTATGATCAGGCAGTCAGGTATGTGGACGACTTCTTTTATGATAGAGTATTGTATAAGGAAAAGACTATGTAATTATATAACATAATCATCCGATCTATTTTAGAATTAAAAAAAGAGGGTGAACCACCCTCTTTTTTTTATAATCATAATAGGCTGTCACTATGCCAAGATGTTTCCTGTTTAATGTTTTAAGAAAAACGTTAAACAAAAATACTTGCGACAAGAAACAAAAAACAAAGAAAAGACAAAGAAAAAGTAAGTCAACAAACTAAAAGATAAAAGTATATAAATCAAATATATATGTTCATACATTCATATATTAATCTTAATTTGTCCGATAGTTAATATTATGTTAAATGGGTTCTTTCGCTCTGTATCCTTACAGCATCAGCGGTTTCAGCGTATTTTGGTACACTTATTTAGAATGATTCTAAATTAAGACGGTAAAACAACCCCCACCCCCCCTGAAATTCGACTGGCGGCCCGTTGCCTACCTCCCCCTCGAAATTTTCCCCCAAAATTGTTTTTCTGTGGTTATGTTTGTTTAAGATTTTCGGTAAAATGTTAAACAAAGTTGTTTACTGTGTTTGTTTTTTGTTGGTACATTATTGGGTGTGGCTGGGTGTGTGGTGGGATGGATTTGTGGTGGGTGCATATAATTTTGGGGAGTAATTAGTAACCAGTTAAAACCAGTTACTTTTAGATAATATTATCAGGGGTATTAATATAGACCTAATATTGGTCTATATTATTTGTTGGTTTGCGGTATGGTTTAATATATTAAATATCAGAACCTTACAAGGATTTTACTAACATAATGGCAGGTGGTAGGTTAAGTGGGGGTTGGTATTGGGTATTGATGGGGTAATAAAAAAAAGCCTTGCTTGTAGGCAAAACATTAGCAAGGCTTAATTAATTAAATAAATCTTAAACAGAAGTTATGGCAACTTCAGCACAAAGGTAGTGTTTTTTTTTAGTCCTGGTTAGGTGGTTCTATTGGGAAATTATCTTCTTCTATTATGAATTTATCCCATAAATCGTATTGGTCATATGATTTAACCTTCTCGCAGAAGGTGTCTAAATCAATATCATCCGATTTATAAAAGTCTTCATTTGTAACAAATAATAGACTTGTAAATGGGGGTAACGTGTCATTTTTCCCGATACATACATAACCGTACTCAATGAATGCCAGGAATGACAATGCTGTTTCTTTGGTTTTTTGTGTGTGTTTCATATCAGTACAGATAATCTATTAAAAGGTCATGTTTAATGTCTGATCGGAGTCTCCTATTACTACTTTATATTTCATTTGTTTTAATATTTTCTGTGAGTTCCCTGAATTTTTTACTCATATTTTTAAGGAATTCGTCTTTAGAGAGGGATTCTTTGAATGATCGGTATATGGTGAGTATGTCGTTAGGCGGGAGGTTTCTCCCCAGGTATTTGGAGAGGGTCATGGCGGTGGTGGTGGTAAGGAGTTTAGCGAGTTCCCGTTTGGATATCTGGATCATGTGATTAGTTTTTATCCATCCATAGTTCGATTGTCCAAAGCAGGAAGGAGAATGAGACGAGATATGAGTGCATGGGGTTATTTTTGGTGGACCACATGGTCAATGCGGGGGTGATGTTGATATTTACGCCATAGTCCCCGTATGTTTTTCTGATTTCGGCATGAATTTTTCTCATTTTCTTATTTTTCGACAAAGATAATATATTATGCAATGTTTTGTCAAGTTTTTTGTGGGTTTTTTCTGTAAATTTGCAAAAAATAGGATTATGACTGTCAGAAGGCGCATAGGCAGACCCAAGAAGGTGGAACTGTCGGATATAGACATTGCCATAGATAGGATATTAAAAGAGGGTGCTATAAAGTTCCGTGACGAGATGATGGCTTTGGACGGGAAGGCTTTTGTTGACAGGTACATGATGTTGATGGAGTATATCAAGCCCAAGTTGAGCCGTCAGGAGATCAAGACAGATATGCAGCCTGTGTTCAATATTCTTTTCACTCCTGTACAGCCGAAGGGGTTAAATGAGCCGATGAAGGAGTTATCTGAAGGCATAGAAGACATAGAGAGTGTGGGCTGATGGATGTAAAGCTGAAGTATAACCCTGTATTTGAGCCGTTTTTCAACACGCAGAGGCGTTACGCCATGCTTTACGGAGGGGCTGGGTCGGGTAAGAGCGTGGCTGCTGCACAGAAGATCATAATGCGCACCCTGATGGAGTGGGATGTGGAGCATCGCTGGCTGTGCATACGTAAGTTCAAGTCCACGTTAAGGGAGTCTGTATTTGAGCAGTTAAACAGGGTTATCAAGGACTTAGGGATACAGGGTGTATGTAAGGTGCTGGAGACCAATATGACGATAGACTTCGCCAACGGGTCTAACATAGTGCTGAGCGGGGTGGATGACCCGGAGAAGCTGAAGTCCATCACGGGGGTGACAAGTGTGTGGATAGAGGAGATCACGGAACTGGACGAGAGTGACTTTGATCAGATAGATTTAAGGATAAGGGGTGAGACGAAGACGTACAAGCAGATCATGGGTACGTTCAACCCGGTATCGGAGACGCATTGGCTCAAGTATAAGTTTTTCGACAATCCCACGGATGATGTGTTCTCCCTGCATACCAACTATATGCATAACCTGTTTATTGACGAGGATTACAAGAGGATTTTAGAGGAGCGGTATTCTTATGATGAGAACCTGTACCGCATCTATGTGAAGGGTGAGTGGGGGCGCATCGTCACGGGGCAGGAGTTTTACTCACATTTCAACTATGCCCGTCATGTAGGGGAGTGTGAGTTTGTAAGAGGTGTGCCGCTGCATCTGTCTTTTGACTTCAATGTGAACCCCTATATGCCAGCCACCACGTTCCAGGTGGTCAAACAGGATAACATATACCGTGTGCAGGCTTTGGATGAGATAGCCTTAAAGCATCCCAATAACAGGACGGAGTGTGTGTGCGACCTGTTCCTTGAGCGATGGGGCGGTGTGGCAGAGAAAGTGTATATTTACGGGGATGCCACAGGTAAGAACCGATCCCCCCTGGAGCGCAGGACGCATTATGACATCATCACGGAGAAACTCTCAAAATACGTGACCAACACCTCGTTGAGGATACTGCCTAAGAACCCGTCCATAGCAAGGCGCAGGATGTTTATGAACAAGGTGCTGGCGGGTGGTTACCCAATAGAGTTTAAGATAAACCCTGCGTGTAAGCTGTTGATCAACGATCTTGAAAGTGTGCTGGAGGATTCTGACGGCAAGAAATTCAATGCCAAGAAACGTGACAAGCTGACCGGCATAGCCTATGAAAGCACGGGGCATTTCTCTGACATACTTGACTATTTCTTTGTAGGATGTTTTGAACGATATTTTGATGATCTATGATAAATTTACTAAAATGTAAGCTGCAACGTGTGATGGTGACACGATCCAGCGAGACTTATGAGGGTTCGATAACCATTGACGAGGATTTGATGGACGCAGCGGGGCTGTTGCCTTATGAGCGTGTAGAGGTGAATAACTTCAACGGCCATCGTGATGCCACTTATGTACTGCCAGGTGAGCGTGGTAGCGGAGTGATAGGGATAAACGGGGCGTTGTCGTCAAGGCACAAGGTGGGTGATGTGGTTCATGTGCTTGCATACCATGTGACCGATTACTGGAATAAGCCGATCATCGTAAATACTGATGAAAAAAACAGGATCACGCCGGGGCCAGGGCCTTACTGATAGTAATGAGATGTTGTATATTAATCAGAATCAGGATTTTAAGGAAATCATATGAAAAACATATGTAAATCATATGAAAAACATATGTAAATCATATGAAAAACATATGGAAAATGAAAATATTCTTTTATTTCTTTATAATTCTTTCTTATTATTCTTTCTTTATATTACTTTCTTTCTTTTCTTCTTTCTTATGCCTTTCTTTCTTTTCTTAAAATCATCATATTGAAAAAAAATTATTTAACTTTGCAGTACTAAAAAATATATTATGGACTACCTGAAAAAATTATTGAGTGTGATTCGTGGTAAACGCCATCCTTTTTACAACAGGACGGTAGCCCACGCCCGCTCGATGACCGCCCTGATCACCGGGGAGGGCATGGATGATATGATGCGACAGTTCTCAAAGCGTGAAGATAACGACCTGTTTAAGCAGCGTAAGCGCATCACGCAGCATATCACCAAGACGGTATGCGGAAACCTGATAAAGCCGATGTATAAGATACCCAGGAGCAACGGGGCGCAGCGGATACTTATGTACAAGGGCGATGACGGCACACGTAAGGATGAACTGGAAGCAATCCTCGATAAATTCTGGGGCAGGAAATCCCTTGACGATTGGATGAACACCCGTTTTATAGAACTCAACAACATAGACCCCAATACTTTTATTGTTCTTGAATGGAAGGATTTCAACGCAGATTTTGAAAGGGCGAGACCTTACCCGTTCGAGGTGTCGTCAAAAGACAGCCTTATGTTTGAGAAGGATGGCGACATACTCACGTATTTTGTGGCGTTTGCCTCTTATCTTGATGACAACGAGACGGAAAGGCATAGATTTACGATATATACGCCCGATTTCGCCATAGTAGCCACCAGGATGACAGATGACGAGGTGCGTAAAATGGGGGTGTTACCCAAGATGGATCAGGTGTTCTATTTTGGAGGGGAGTCTTATGTGGTTGCCGATGAATACGGTCATGTGTATAAGCTGGAATATCCCGCACCGTATAACCTTGGGTATGTGCCGGCATTTCAGGTGGGGTACAAGCGTGACCTGTTCACTTCAGGGATGACATATGTGAGCGCATTGGACGATGCAGAGCCGATCCTTATGAAGATGGTAAAGGCCAACTCCGAACTCGATCTTACAATGGCTCTTCATACTTTCCCGCAAAAAATACAGTACGTAAGACGTTGCTCCGCTCCCTCATGCAGCCACGGTGAGCTGCCTGACGGAAGCACTTGCGGTGAATGCAAAGGTACAGGCATGGACGTGCATACCTCCGCACAGGACGTGATACTGCTGGAACTCCCCAAAAACCCGGAGGATGTGATCTCGCTCGCCAACATCATACGCTATGAGTCACCGCCCGTGGATTTGGTGAAGTTTCAGGCAGATTATATCAAGATGCTGTTTGAGGATTGCAAGAAAGCCATATATAACTCCGAGATATTCTCCCGTCAGGAAGTGGCAGAGACAGCCACAGGGAAGAACATAGACCTTCAGCACGTCTATGATGCGTTATATCCTTTAGCTGAGGATTATTCCTATAAGTGGCGTTTCTGCGTGAAAACCATAGCTGACATCACGGATATGACAGAGGGGCTGATATATGAATATTTCTTCCCTAAAGACTTCAAGATGAAATCGCTGTCAGAGTTGTACCTGGATTTAAAATCCATAAATGACAGCAAGGCGAGTTTCTTTGTCAAGCAGAACATAGAGAATGACATAGCATTATACATCTACCAGGATGACAGCCGTGAATATCTGCGTTACAAGACCAAACAGGCTTTTTATCCATTCTCCGGCAGGGATGAGAAAGAAGCATCCCTGATCGTGTCATCGGGTCTCACCACTAAGTTTTATGAGGTACTATGGGCAAATTATGGTATTATATTCGATGAGATAGAGCGTGAACAATACGAGAAAGGAGTGGATTTTTACCGCCTGACCAGACCATCACAATGGGAGATCATAAAAAACAAAGTGGATAGTATCATTGCCATTGTTGACAGCGAGAAAAAAACAATAAAACCGATAGATTATGATTATCAGGGACAACCCAACGGTGAGGGTGAGTAAAAACTTCACCATGTCAGAGTGGTACAGCAGAAGCCCGGATGCTCCTGCGAGCCACGAGATTGACGACAGGCTCATACTCGTGCTGCAATCCATAAGGGATTATTATGACAAGCCCGTGAGGATAACAAGCACGTTCCGCACACGTCAGCACAACAAAGACGTGGGTGGCGTTTGGGATAGTATGCACACCAAAGGCATAGCCGTTGATTTTTATATAAAGGATCATGATTCGTTTGAGAATTTCCGTGACTCGTTGAAGTCTTTCGGGCAATGGTACACGAATTTAAGGGACATGGGCATAGCCGGCATAGGCATATACAACACCTTTGTTCATATAGATACCAGAAATGAGAAAATAACAAAAGCATTTAATGCCGTGGATTCATTCGGTAAGGTGTCAAGATGGGGAAAATGGAGTTAAGATATCCCAACGGGGAGCGCATCATCTTTGACGATGAATGCTGGCAATGGCTCGGAGAGAATATCGTATGGGATATGCATACTGACGATGATTCGGTGGATAACATGGAATACCTTTATGAACAGGACGCAATATCTGATACAGGAGAGTGACAGGTTTGAGAACGACCTGAAAGGCACTATGCCTAAACTTGCCTATATGCTTGTCGCTATGGATTACGAGTATGAGGACGGAGAGCTGTCGTATCAACCGGACATACTTATTTGGTCAGATAAACAGGTGGATGCATGGAAGAACGAATACCTCATACCGATTCTTCTTGGATTGTCTTCCGTGATGGCGGGCGTCAACAAAATGCTTTATGATGAGTATAAGGTTTACGGTAATGTGAGCGGGGCTGAGACCGGTGTGATGGCGGTGGTGGGAAATATGCTCCAAAGCGGCAGTTACCTTGACAGCGTGTCAGAGTTAAGCGGTGTGAAGTCAGAGATAAAGAGATTTCTTGTGACCGCCATGTCATCGGGTTATACTAAAAAACAATTAAGCGATGGCATCAAAGAGATACTGTCTGAGGGTGGTGTGCTGGACAGATATTTTAAGACATACCTTTACGATGTAATATCCCAGTATGACAGGATGGTGGCAAGGGCTATGGCTGACAAACTTAAACTGAAACATTTCCTGTATTCCGGCAATATCATAAAAGATACCCGTGACTTCTGTATCGAGAGGTCAGGAAAGGTATTCAGCGTTAAAGAAGCAAAGAAATGGAATGATCTGCATTGGCGTGGCAAGATAGAGGGCGTGGATGTGATGGTGGCTCTTGGGGGGTACAACTGCCGTCATTGGGTGTCGTATATCTCTGAAGAGTTGTTTAACAAGCGCATGGCAGAGGGCAATAAGGGATCGGAGGATTATGAATAACGGTTTCTCCATAGTGATGCCGTCTTATTTGGGGCGATACAAACTCGCTGCCCGTAACCGTGAGAAGAAGATATTCAGGGCGATAGACAGCGTGTTGGCGCAGACATATCCCAACTGGGAACTTATCATAGTGGCTGACGGATGTCAGAGGACTGTGGAATTAGTGAAACGATATACGGATAAACGGATAAAAGGATATCTCGTCCCAAAACAGATGATATGGGATGGCACACCACGCAACACCGGCATATACAAGGCGACAAAACAATGGATCATATATCTTGACATTGACGATATGTACGTATCAGATTATCTGGAGAATATAAACAAACAGATCACCACGCACGACTGGTATTACTGTGACGATATATGGTGGGACAGGAATAAGAAGGATTGGTTTCGCAACAACTGTACGCTTGAATTAACCCGTTGTGGTACGTCTAACATAATACACAAACAAAACCTGGGCGTGTACTGGTCTCGTGGCAGTACCTATCTGCACGACTGGGTGTTCATAAACAGGCTGATGGAATATAAGAACAATGCTAAACTGGATGTGGCGGGGTATAAGGTGATGCACGCACCGTTGATGTATGACCTCTAAGATTGAAGATATAGAGATTTATTCAGGTAAGTTCAAAGGATATAGGCTTGGTGAACTGACCTTGACGGAATTGAAGGAATTCTCGCAAACACAGGTGTACCATACCATGAATGCAAATATAAAGACATGGGTAAGGAATAAATCTGAGCGCAGACATCATACGAGGGATTTTTGGGATGACTGGTGCAGACAGGCAGGAGTAGATGATATTGGTGATGACATAGAAGTTTTTACTTATGAAATTAAGCATTTTAATCCTGACGATACCAAACAGGGTTTCCCTGTCAGGAGCGGTCATAAGAGAGGTAACCGCTCAGTCATTGGGAAAGCCCGTAGAGGTGTTGTGGCTGGGAGACAATAAGACGATGACCATCGGGGAAAAACGCAATAAGCTGCTCTCCATAGCCAGGGGTGATTATGTGGTATTCATAGATGATGACGACAGGATAAGTGCCGATTATGTGAGCCTGTTACTGGCTGCACAGGCAAGAAAACCCGATGTGATAGTGTTCCATGCAGAATACACAGAGAATGGGAAAAATCCAAAGCCCGTGTATTATGACATAGCTTTCGGGCGTGACATCAACCACGCAGATCATTACGACAGGATTCCTAATCACATATGTTGCGTAAGAAGGGATTACGCTGTATTAACAAGGTATAAGCCTATAAGCTACGGGGAGGATGCGGATTACGCACAGAGGTTATTACCGAGGTTAAAGACGCAATCCAAGATAAACAAGGTGTTGTACTATTATGACTTTAACTCCGAAACAAGCGAATCGGGATGAACATAGTTTATACGGCGATAAGCGGTGGTTACGATAAACTGCGCCCGTTGGGATACAAGACACCTGGGTGGCAATATATCTGTTTCACGGATAGTCCGATACGTTCCAATGGCTGGGATGTGAAAGTGATGCGTCTGATCGGGGATAAGGCGAAGTGGACAAGGAAAATCAAGATACTGAATCACATATACGCCCCTGCCGATGTATCCATATGGGTTGACGGGTGCATAGAGATAACAGGTGATATGAATGAATTCCTGTCAGAGATACCGCAGGGTAACCTGGTTATACCGAAACATCCCGAACGCACCACACTTGACGGGGAACTGAAGGCTTGTATCTCTCTAAAAAAAGACGATCCTGCCTTGATGACAGAACAAGTCAAAAAATATGGTGATTTAAAATATGACTTCACGCAAAATACTGTGATAGTAAGGCGTGGCGATGTGATAAAGGCCATGAGCCTGTGGTGGAGAGAAGTGGATTATTGGTCAAAGAGGGATCAGTTGTCTTTCGGGTATTCCATGCGACAGGCAAAGCAGGAATATCAGACATTTGACTGGTCAATAATTGAAAAATATTTTGTATGGCACAAATTACACAAATAATACCGACATATAACATGAAAGATACTGTTTGCAGGACAATAGACTGTTGTCTGAACCAAACGGTAAAAGCCCCTATTATAGTTATTGACGATGGCTCTACGGATGGCACATTTGATTTTTTATCCGGCAGGTATCATAATGAGTTTCTGTTAAAACGCATAGTGAATAAAGGATTGTCGGGTGCTATGAATTTCGCTATGGATTTCGTGGATACACCATACTTCGTATTTACCGGCGCCGATGATGTGGTGTATCCTGATAATATAGAGAACTGGATGAAGCATTATGATGAATTTGCAGATGTGAATTACAGTCATATAGGCATAAAACCGATAATGCCTGAAAAGATATTGCCCAATATAAAAGAGTCTGTTAAAGATGTGTCGAAAATAGAACATTGTCATCAGTTTTATACAAAAGACGGCAGACATATCATTGATGGCTTAAATTGCCTGTGCCTGAAGACAAGTATGGTAAAGGAACATAAGTTCGATGAAAATTTAAGGCATAAAGAGGGTGGCGAATTACTTATCAGGTTGGCTCTGTTAGGCTATGAATTTAAGTTCTTTGATTTCGTAGGGGGTAAAAGAGACAGGTTTTGTAAATCAATAGACATACCGGCAAATAAAAGAGCAATAGAATATATAAAGAAAAAGTATGCTGCTGGTTTATCCTGATAAATTAGGGAGTAACTTCAAGATAAAGATGATCCTTGATTATCTGAATCATCCATATACTTACGATATAAATGACGATTATGATATTGTCTTTAACAGTTCTCTTGCGCCCCTACACAGGTTCGGGCTAAATACAGACAAATTTGTGATAAACGGCAGGTGCAATAACGTATTAAAAGACTATGTTGATCGTGTTTGGGGTGATGTATATGGTTGTTGTTTAACGGTAAACCCGTTAATACATAAGGGTTATTGTATAGAAAAACCATTAACACAAGGCACTAATTCGGGTAATGTGATATTATGCCCGCATGAAAAGTCACAGGATAAGATATATCTAAGGTGGGTGGACACAAGGGACGAAAATGGGTCGTTAAACGACTATCGTGTTGTTATATGCGATGGTGAAATTGTATTGGTTCTGATAAAAAAGAAACAATATGATTCATTTTTTAGTTTCGATATGAAAAATTTTATACAAAGACCATGGGAAGAATTATTCTCTGTTACGGAAAAGAACCATATATTGGAATTTTCTGATATAGTTGGGTTGGATTTCGGGGAAATAGATGTTTTAAGGAGTAATTTTGACGGGAAGATATATGTCGTTGATGTAAACAATCTGTCTGGTTACGGATATTTCAGGGACAAAGAATACGTCCATTATCTCTCAAATATATTTAAACGTGCTTATCTTTCATGATTATAGACGTGGTCATAGTATCCGATGCTAAAACCGCCACCCTGAAAAAGGTGACGCAGAACGCCATACGAAGCCTGCACCATTCCGATAATAAGATAAGGTTTAACCCGGTAATTGTCGAATCAAAGAGCGTTAAATACATCAATGCCAAAGTGCTTAACTATGACTTTGAGTTCAATTACAACAAATGCCTGAATTATGCAGCAGGTGTCTGCAAAAATGACATCATCCTGTTTTGCAATAACGATTTGATATTCACGTATGGTTTCATGCGTGGATTATTGATGGCACGAAAAATGGGTTATGATTCATTCTCGCCCATAAGCCCTGGTTGCGGATGGCATCTTGATTACAAAGTTGGGGATTATGTGATAGAGGGGTATGACATAGGGCGTAACATAACAGGATGGTGCATAGGTATGACAAGAAGCACATATGATACGATAGGTGGTTTTGATGAGAGTGTCAGTTTTTGGTATTCGGATAATTTATATGGGAAACAACTGCAATCCAATAACTTAAAGCATTGTCTTGTCTGTAATAGCGTGGTGTTCCACAGGGAGAGTGCCACGTTAAATACATTAACACAGAAGAAGATAGCTGAATATACCGTTGAACAGAATAAGATTTACAATAACAGGCTGAATGAAGCATACAGTAATAATCAGCAGCTATAACAGACACAGGATGTTGCGTGAAGCACTCGCGTCTGTGTTTGCCAATAAGAATGCGGATATTGAAACATTTGTGTGTGATGACGGAAGTGATCCGATGGTGAGGGAGTCAATAAACGATTTTGATGTGCAATGGATAGACTTTGGCGACATACGGTGCAGTTTTATATTCCGATTTCCTATTGGTATAAATATGGCATTGGAGAGGTGTACGGGTGATGTGATACACTACCTGCCTGATGATGATTTATTTATGCCTGATAGGTTTTTAACAGCAGAGCGATTATTGGACACGGATAAGATGGTGGGATACGGGAAGCAATTATACATAAACAACAGGGATTATATGATTAATATATCACATATGAGATTCCCATTAAATGACATATCGCCCCAAAACCCCCATCCCGTAACCGGGCTATTGGATCATTCACAGGTATTCCATAAAAGAGAATGTATTGACGAATGGATTGTGAATAATGAAGCCCCGGATGCGAAGTTTTTCCATAAACTGTCAAAGGCATATAAGTTCCATCCGACAGATCAATATGTGTGTATTAAGAGGATACACGAATATAATATGTTGCGTGACTTAAAATCTAAAAGCGGTAAAAGAGAACGTGATACATAAGTTCATAAAACGCAGGACACTTGATAGTCTTATGTTTGCCTACGTGCTTGGGGTACGCAGGGCATTACCCGCCATCACTATAAGTCGTTCGCTTGAGTTGTTTCAGAAGGAATTCAATTTAACCGAAGAGGAGATGCCTGTTGATTCTGCTATGGTTGTTTTCCACAGGATGATGCAGGAATATTATGATTACATGAAGGAATCAAATAAATAATTATATTTGCAAAAAATTGTTATGATAAAAGCATATAAGCAGTTGTCTTATGGTGTGATGCATACCAGGTTCACTGAAAAGGTGTGGAATATGTTCCCATCACATAAACATGGGTGGGTAAAAGAACAGGATTTAAGCAAACCAATACCCGATGAGATCATAGAATATATGTCGGTCACCTCGGATATACCTGATGAAATTGTTGAATTAAAACCAAAAGAAGATGATAATAAAACATCTGAAAACAGGAAACCAAAGAGAAGTAAGTCAACAGCAATGGGGATCAATGAAGGAGATGGGGCTGGCAAGAAACTTTCAGGTCGTAAGAAAAGATGACACAGGAGAGTGGAACGACCTAATCCCGAAGACTGACATACCCAGCGACATTATTTCATTCATGGGCAGAACCGGGTATGAGGATATGCCATACAAGGAACTGCTTAAACTTGCGAAAGAAAAGGGTGTGTTTCGTGTGGGGATGAAGAGAAGTGAATTAATAAATGCCTTAAATAATGGATGAGAAACAAATTTTGCAGTCAGTCCTGACGGGTATGTTCGGGATGACTGATGCGGAGATTGCCGAACTCCTATATTCGGATGGTAAAGTAAAGGAAGATGCGGACACGTTGATACTTGACCGTAATGCTAAAAAGGTTGAGAAGATAAGTGCCGAGAAACAGAAGTTTTTCGACAACGGATATTCAAAGGGTAAAAAAGAGACGTTGGATCGTGTAGAGAAGACGTTCCGTGACACCACGGGGGTTGACGGGGAGGACTTTGACAGTATGCTGGGTGCATATATCGAATCGCATAAGGGGAAATCCAAACTTACGGATGATGATGTGAAGCGTCACCCGTTGTTTATAGAACTGGAGAAAAATGCGGTTAAAAGGGATCAGTACGAAGCATTACGCACGGAATTTGACGATTACAAGAAACAGGAGACAAGGCGTAATGTGTTAAGAACCGTTCAGAATAAAGCATGGGAACTTACCTCGTCACGCAATCCTGTGTTATCTGACAACCCTATGGTGGCAGAGACACGCAGGAATGATTTCCTGACCAAGTTCGAGTCTTATGACTATGAGATTGTGGATGATTTGATAGTGGTCATAAAAGACGGCAAACGCCTTGAAGATAAACATGGCAATATCATAACTTTTGACAATCATGTGTCATCCATAGCACAGACCTGTTTCGACTTCAAAAAACAAGACCCGAAAGGCAATGCCGGTAATCAAAGCAACTCAGGCACGGTTGTTGGTGTCCCTAAAGACGAGACAGAATACAGAACTGCTCTTGCCGAAGAAAAAGACCCTCAGCGCAGGGTTGAGATAATGAAGGCATGGCAAGCCCGTCAGGGATGAAAGGGGCAACTCCTATAAGTTGATGAATTTACTAACTTAAAATAGGAGAATAACTATGAGTACAATCGCAGGGGCGTTCTCAGAAACGACCCTTTTGGAACAGCGGGTGATGGCGGATGCCATAATGTTTGGCGACCGCATCAATCAGCAGTTCATACCGAAATATGACGTAATCAAAGCCATTGCTGCTGCACAGACAGCTAACGTCATCACACCGCTCGCACGCATCAAAGACGTAGATGTGGTTATCGAATGGATAAACACCTGTGACATAGTATGCGATGACAATGAAGCCTGTGTGGTAGGCGGTACAAAAGCATCCACAAACGCACAGTCCTATTCTTTGGAGTATGAAAAAGTGGTAAATTTCACCACCTCCGAATCAGACCTCATCACCAACGATTTCAATGTGAATGAGATGATTGCCAAGCAACTGTTAAGGGCTGACCAGCAACTCACAGAATGTTTTGCCCAGTATGCCGTGGCGCAGTTGAATGCTTTTGCCGGGGTAAATGAAACAGCCCCGGAAGGTAAGGGGGACATCGTTGGTGCGCTGACGTACATTCAGGCACCGTATTGGAACCCCAACCTGATGGCTTATTTCAACCGTGCAGCCAACATGAACCGTTTCACCTCTCCGGTGATGCTTTCGGGGAACAACCTGTATGAATCGGTATATATCGCTAATGCCAACGCCAATAACGAAGGCAATCGTGATGGTGCTGTATTGTACGGTATGCTGCCCTGGTATTTCGACCTGTTCAACGTGGATACGGTAAACACACCGGATTACTACACTTACATGATCTCTATGGGTGCTGTGGCTATGGGTAATAAATTTTACAACCCCACCACGCCCCAGGTGGTCAATGGTGTATTTACCCGTTATACCATGCCATCGAGGTTTCTTCCGGGATTCACTTATGACGTATTCTACACACCTGCCTGTGACGGCAATGACTTCGTGGCTCACAGCTACAAGGTCAAACTGACAGCAGATGTGTTCCTGAATCCGGTGGGATGTACCGAGACGAACACAGGAGTTCTGATTTTCGCCTGTGGCACACCTAATTAATATGGTGGTTTTGGTGGTTTTTTGAGAGGGGCGTAAGCCCCTTTCTTTTTTTGTAACAATTTGTTATTTTAATTGATTATTTTTGATATTAATTTTGCAAAAATTTAAGATTTATGAGTATTTTTCTCACGGACTGTTATGATAATATCATAGGGCTTTCAAGAACCGAATGTGAATGTTATGATGATCCCGCTCCGTATAATCAGTCACAATCCGGCATATTCCTCGATGAACTTGAGCCGCTGAAGAAGATTAACGGGCTACTGAACTGCGAGACCGGGCTTGACCTGTGGGAGATGATGCGAAGGGCAAGGACGGAAGCGGTGCTGCAATTTGTAGGGGATGCCAATGCCATGTTATTGAAATACAACAGGCTCAAAAGACAGCCGTTCTACGGGGCTGTGGGCAGGGTGAAATATACCAAGAACCAGATCTGTACGGTAGGGAAATATTACGGTGTACGGCTTTTCTGTGCCGATGTGGTGTCGGGGGAAGCAGAGATAAAGAAAATTGGGGGCTTGTTTGCCCAGACGGGGACTTTGGATATAAGCGTTTACAATAACCTCAACGAACTCGTGGATACTGTGACCATAGCTACAACCGCTGGGCAGCACACCCTCACCAATGTAAACATAAAACTGCCGTTGCACTCTAAATACGTGGATAACCTGGAGTATTTCTTCGTGTATCAGTATGCCGGTAATGCGCCCAAGAATAACGACCTCACCTGTGGTTGCGGAGGGGATAAGTTTTATTTTAACACCAATAAACCCATGTTTAAGACACAGACCAAGCAGACAAGCGGGTGGAAACAATGGTTTATGGTAGGTGCTTATTCTGGGGATGCAGCGGATTTTTCAGATGTGAGTGCCACCAGTACCGCCAATATGTACGGGCTGACGCTCGAATTGAACATAACCTGCAAGGTGGGAGAGACATGGTGCAAGGACTACCTTGACTTCGCAGCCAACCCGCTTGCCATAGCCATAGCTTTTGCCATACGTTACAAGGCGGGGGAGATACTGATAGATCAGATCATGCGGTCTCCTAATATTAACAGGATGACGTTGATGGATGCGGAACAGAATCAAAAAGACAAAGATATGTTCGTGGCAAAATATAACGAGATGATGGTATATCTTACAGACAATGTGGATGTGACCACGACAGACTGTTTTTCATGCAAGGATATTGTGTCTGCTGTAAAAGCGGGGATATTTGCCTGATGGGAGTAATAGAAGTGACGGTATATGACACGGGTGATCTTGACATCATCGTGAACGCCCTGGGTGATGTGGTGGGGTTGGATCAGAGCCTTATGCGCATAGGCGAGAGGACTATAACGGATGCCCTTGCCATGATAAGCGACAGGGTGATAAATCAGAAGAAGACGGCATACAACACCCCGTTTCACAATTATGACTCATCCAACGTCTATTCCCCGTCACATACAAAGAAAAGGCAGAGAGCGGGCTTACAAACAAACAGGAGGGATTTGAATTACACGGGAGATATGTGGTCATCCGTCAGAATAAAGGAAAGAAAGAAAACCCCTGATATAAAAATCACAGGAGGTGTATATGGCACAGATAGCCACGGGGAGAGCAACGAAACCAAGATGATGACAAACACCCTGTGGGAAGAACAGAAGAATGCAGGGGCTAAAGTGATGGAACTCAGCGATAAAGAATTGGATTTCCTGACTGATGCGGTGGTTAAGAACGTGGAAGAAATGTTAATAAGGAGATTAAAATGAACAGACAGGTAGCAGAATATTTGAAGGATTTCTTTTCTCCCTTGTGGTGGGTGGATAAGCTTGGTGGCATGGTCATCACAGCACGAAGCGGTGAGAAGGCTTTCCCTGTTGAGTTCAACCCAGACGTGGATGTGTGTGAGACACAGTTTAACGATTATGTGCCTGACGACAGCAAGAAATCCATAATATATTTCGAGGACAGGGGTTTTGTGATCGGGGGCATGACATCACGTTATTTTGTCGCCACGACCTCACTACGGCTCGTCTGCTGGCTTAACTATAAGCTGTTGGATGAAGATACCTATGAACCCGATGAGTTCATCCTGGATGTTCTGAATGCGTTTCCTGCACATTTTACGGATGGGAATATAATAGGTGCTACCGTAAGCGTGGAATCGGTATCGGAGACGGACATATTCTCCATATATTCATACAACATAGACAAACAGTTCACTTTTTACCCATACGGGGCTTTTGCTGTGGACATAAGTGTGAAATACAGGATCGCTAAAGATTGTTTCAACTCGCAGGAGGGGTTGCCGGATGAATGTCTATGATCTGATATTCCCGTTACAGGTGGCTGTTGTGTCATGGGTGTATGTGCATATACTGACGCAACCTGATATGATATTAGGTTGGTGGTCTAAGTGGTTGCATTCCGTGACCGATTCCGAATGGTTGTTAAAGCCCCTGGTTGATTGTGAATATTGTGTGGCGGGGCAGATAGCCCTGTGGGGTTATTTGTTAATGCCTGAATATGGTATGATGGCACATATGTTATGCATATTTAATTCTATCTTTGTAGTAAAAATATTAAATTTATGCTTAAACAATTAGAACCATCGGCAAAAAGTTTCATCGCCAACGGGACTGAATATTTCGTTGAATATGAGATAAACGTGGATCGTTTCATTCTGTATGAGAAATTACAGGGCGAAGTTGGATTCGGGATAGACTTCAAGTCTATGTTCGGCAAAATGAAGGAGTTTTGGGATTTATACAACAAACAGAAGTTTGCGGACGGGGCTGTCATCATCTATAACCTGATGACCGGCATATCCCGTAACCTGGAGAAGCGTTACCCGCCCGTTATGCTTTTATGTACCCTGTTCATCAATACTAAAGACGAGGACAGGATGAAATGGAATGAGGATTTGGCTAACAAAAAAATAGAAGACTGGAAGGAGTATGATGTAAAGGGTTTTTTTCAGTTAGCGGTCAGTTTAATAACAGGATTTGGGGAGGCTTACAACGAAGTTATCCTAAATTCTTTGGAAGCGACAGGGGTGGATACGAGTACCTCGAAAAACAAAGAATAAACATAGACCTGTTTTGGGCTGACCTGCTGACCAAGATAGCATCACAGGGGGCATTGAGTTACAAGGAGTTAAAAGAGTTGGATATTTTTGAGTTTTTCCTGTTGGTGGTGAATTATGAAAAACAAATAGACGAGAGAACTAAAAGATTAAAGAATGCCAGGCACTAACATAGACATCACGCTATATTTCCGCAATGCTGCACAGGCCGGTGAGCAGGTGAACAATTTTCGGGCAAGGGTATTGGAATTGTCTGCTGCTATCACAAAATCAAAAAATGAGATAGATAGGCTTAATGAATATATAAAACAGCAAAGAAAAGCATTACAGGACGGGCAGATTTCCCAGTCTAAATACAAGCAGAGCGTAGAGGGTGCGAGGAAGTCTATTGATAACGAGACCAAATCACTCGAAAAGAATGTGGCTGCCATGAAAAATGCCACAAAAGGCACAAAAGATGCGACCACCTCAGCTAATAAATTCAATTTTGCCATAAGGACCAAGAACGCTCTGTTACAGAATTCGGCTTATCTGCTTACGAGATGGTTCGGGGCTTTTGCAGCCATCAGTCTTGTTAAGAACACCATACAGATCATAGCTGAGTTTGAGAAAGCCATGAAACAGGTGGAAGCCATATCCGGTGCTACGGCAGATGAGATGGAACGGTTAACGCAGGTGGCTCTAAGTGTGGGCAAGATATACACACCAAAAGAGGTGGCTGAACTTGAACTGATCCTGTCGAAACTTGGTTTCACCGCTGACGAAATAGATAAATCCACAGAAGCAATAGTAAACTTATCCATAGCCACAGGGGAGGATTTGGCGACAAGTGCGGAGTTGGCTGCATCCATAGTGAGAGGTTTTAACCTTGACGTGGCTGAGACCGCAAAGGTGACAGAGACCCTAGCTGCCGGGCTGAACTCATCAGCATTGAGTCTTTCAAATACTAGGGAAGCTATAAAATATGTAGCCCCTATTGCAGCACAACTTGGATGGACATTTGAAGAAGTGACAGCAGCCCTGGGGAAACTCTCCAATGCGCAGATAGCCGGTTCGCTTGCCGGTACATCCATGCGTAATATCATGGCGGAACTGGCAAATAAATCCAGTAAGTTATACAAAGTGCTTGGTGAGCCTAAATCTTTTGATGAATTTGTAGATGGGTTAAAGAGAATAAACGAAGAGGGTGTCAACCTTGATAATATCTTCAAACTCGTTCCCAAGAGAGCCACATCAGCCCTTGCCGTGTTATTAATGAATGCAGACGGGTTGAAACAATATCGTGACGAGCTTGATAATACGAGTGGTGCTATTCAGCGGATGGTTGACATACAGATGGAGTCTTTATCAAACAAAACCCTTGAATTAAAAGCAAACTGGCAAGCATTTGTATCATCCGTTGATACAGGCAGCGGAGTGATAAGTTTTGTGATAAAGAATTTAATATCAGGGATAGATGAATTACTTATGCAGCTAAAAGCCATCAATGAGTTTGGATTCCGTCCAGGTGCAAGAAGGATGCTCGCTCATCAGCAATACCTGCAAGATATGCTTGAACAAAGGAAAAAAGGAGAAGAAGCATACTGGGATGGTTATATAAAAATGTATAAGAAACAGTTGGACTTCCTTGCTGAATATGAGAAAAAATCATTGAATTCTGTTTTACACGATCAGTTGTTAAGCCTGAATAAACGTAAGGTTTATTTAGAAAGAGACAACAAACTTCTAAATGCCCAATTAGGGGGATGGATTACTAATGCGTATGCTATTGGTAAAAACAATAAGGAATTGGAAACAATATCCAAGAAATTAGAATATATAAATAAATTATTGGGCGAATTGGGCGAGGAGAATGGAAAAGGTCTTGATATGGGCGGGGCTGGAGGTGTTCCCAGGGTTTTATCTGATTTACGTGAGCAAAAAGAAATGTCAATATCTCTTTTGAAAGCAGAGATGGAAGCCGAGGAAGAAAGAATAAAGATGGTTGAAGAGGGGGCGAGGGAAACCATCTTGCTTCTTAAGAATGAATTAAAATATAAAATCCTCATCAATCAAGAGACGTTGATGTGGGATGAGAAAATAGCAAAAGCATCAGGAGAAAATCAGAAATATATTCTTAACTTAAAGAAACTTGCGGCACAAAAAGCAAGAGAGATAGATAATGAATATTTTGGTGGGTTTGTAAAATTGCTTGAAGAATCCAGAAAGAAACTTGATAAATATTGGGATCAGATATTCTCTGAAGACTTAAAGAATTACAAAATGAAACTCCGTGATGAGTTTTCTAATGTAACTCCAAGAGAATTATCCGGGGCTAATTTTTGGGATGATCTCGTAAGCCCGTCAGAAGAACAGAGGGACGCTATTCTGGATGCGGTTAAACTTTTTACAAACGCATTTGAGGATATTGCAGATGCCCAGGTGGATGCCATAGACCGAATAGTGGACAGGTATAATCAGATGTATGAAGAGACACAGAGGGCTTTGGAGATAGAGACCGAGTTGATGGCTGCCGGGTATGCCAATAACGTGACGGCAAAGAAGAATGAACTCGCACAGATACAGGCACAGAGGGAGATAGCCCTGAAACAACAACAGGAATATGTGAAGCAACAACAGCAGATAGAAACTGTTATACAGGCAGTAAATATGACATCTGCCGTTGTTAATATTCTAAAGGAATTTACAAAACTTGGGCCGTGGGGGCTGCTTGGGGCGAGCGGTGCAATAGCAGCCCTGTTCGCACTTTGGAAGAATGCAAAGATACAGGCCATAAATGAAGCCTATAAATTTGAGGAAGGCGGTTGGGTGAAAGGTAAACCCCATTCAAAGGGCGGTAAATGGATAAACGCAGAGGGCGGTGAGTATATAATAAACAAAGAATCGTCAGAAAAGTTCGCTCCGCTATTGGAAGCCATAAACACGGGTCATAAGATACCACTTGAGTTTGTGCTTGACCGCAACCTGGTTAAAGACCTCGACCGTAAACAACACGGACTGGACATCATGCAGCATAGGGTATCGTTGGATGACGGTAAGGCGCACAGGGAACTGAAGACGATAAGAAAGATATTGTCTGACAAGAACGGGGTGGAATACCGCAACGGGTACAGGATAGAGAGAATAGGGAACAGAACGAGGAAGATATATGATAACTGACCGCTATCTATATAAACTTGAATGGGGGACAAACAACAGTAAAAATGTTTTTCCCATAGAAGACAGCGTGGGTATTGTCTATGAGAAAGATGATTACATGGCTTATTTCCGTGCCAAACTGGACGGCAAACTGATATTCCAAAACGACAGCAAGGCGGGTTATTACGATTACGAGATTTTTAAGAACGCTCAATGGTACGAAGTATTTACTTTGAGTATATACCGTGTGTCAAGACAAGCCACCCCTATATGGATCGGGAAGTTTAGAATCTTTGACGGGGAATTTGACAGGGACAGATGCCTATTCTCCGTAACGCCAGAGCCTTATGATGAATACAGTTGTTTCCTGTACTACAAGGATGATGAGATAAACCTCATAAGCACCATAGGTGACAGATATACTGTAAAACATTATGCTCCAGAAGTTGAATATGAGGTCATGATGTATCAGGAAGCACGCCCGCCATCTTTTATGCCCATAAAACCATCTACCATTGTCACATATTCTGGTGTGCCATACCCACAGGGTTATACCCTTTATAGTGTAAAGGTGGAACACAGATATTCCGTAACTATATTGAGTTATGAATTACGCAGGGATGTGCTTGTGACCAATAGCAATGTTACCCCAAGCGGATGGTATTCCGATCCGTCAAATCCGCAACAAAACGGAGACTACAAGTATGTCAGGAATTATATGGATGCGCCATCCACATTACAAAATTGCTATATAAATAACGGGGCTGGGTTTATACTTGACGAATCATTACTGGCATTGCCATCTGTATTGGAAACAGAAAGGTGTATATGGTTAAACGATATATTCACTTCTTTCACAGGATTCTGCGAATCATCGTACCTATTGACATTTAAGAGCCATTTCTTCCAGGATGCCACGAATTATGTGATTAAGAGCAGGGGTTATCAGGACTCATTCATATACAACCCACTTAAATATATCTTCTTTCTACCCAAGAGCGAGATAAGCAACAAATCCGATGCCGCCACACGCAGCGTCACCTCTTTTGGTTCATTTATGGAGATGATGTATGATATGTTCCAGGTAAAATGGTACATAGAAAACCATGAACTACACGTAGAACACGTATCATATTTCACGGCACAACAGGGGATTGATTTGACATCCGTGGAATACAGGGATTATATTGAAGCCACGAACAAATATTCCTTTGAATATGACAACATAAAATCAGAGAGGTGGAAGTTCATGGAAGCCGTTAATCTTGATTTTGTGGGAGAGCAGATAGAATATACGAATCTAAGCCCAAATCTTAGATTATACCGTGATGCAGACATAACGGAACACGGTCTTGAATCTATAACCACCGACCATGACCTTGCATTTTCAAGGCTTACTGATATAAGTAAGGACGGCTGGTTCGTATTCCAATGTTATTACGGAGACTTTGACAATGATAATGTGGATGAATATTACGTAGGCAATGAGATAGGGTATTTATCCAAGATGCACGGTCAGAATAAACACCTGTCATTGGCGAATCTGCATCATTATTACTGGATGCATGACAGACCGTTCCCTTACGGTGTGATGAACAACACGGCTGTCACGTTTGAAAGTAGCAAGAAAACGAAGATACAGGAAGAAATAACTGTGCCAGCCTGTGATATTGACGTAAACAAACTCGTCAGGACACACCTGGGATGGGGTGAGGTGAAAGAAGCAAGAGAAGATTTCAAAACAAGAACGATAAGACTGGTATTGGCTTATGATTAACACTAATCTGTTTACGATTTTCCCGATCTATGATTCATTGGAGATGCAGAACCAATACAAATACATAGACGAGAGGGGTGTGATGCTCAATGATGTATGCACGTTTAAGTTACATTGTACCAAAGAAAGGCTGCTGCCGTTTCAGTTTCGCAGAACCCCGTCCGTAGCTACATTAACGCACATATACCTGGTATGTTACAACCAGGAATACAGCAATGATATTCTCCCCGATATACCCGTTGGTCAGATAGACTATGCTACGGCTGACGGATGGGATTATATAACCTATTATGGTACTGATGACCTTGATGAGGATTTGCCGTGCGGTGATTTCTATTTACAGATAGAAGACGGGAACGGCATATGGTACAGCGAGGTATTCCATGTATCAGAAGATACGGTGATGCCTGATGATTACAGGATAACCAGGATGGGAGAGTTTAGAGAATGGGCAAACGATGAATTAAGAATATGGAGGTAAAACATGGCTAACAGAAGAATTACAGAATTAACGAATCAGGGTACTTTCGATGGCTCTTATTGCGTGGAGGTGGATGATGCTGCTTTCCCGGAGACCAAGAAGATGACGCTTGACATACTTATCGGTGAAGAGGAGACAGCAAGAGAAGATCAGGATGATGTGATAGAAGCCGGGGCTGGGTTAGAGACAGACGGCACTTATGATCCTGATGATACTACCAACTATATCCGAACTGCGGATTTTGTAGCAGAGGGTATCACGGCATCATTGAAGAATGCTGATTTTCTGCTTGACAAGAAACTTGCCGAAGTGGAAGCTGATGCCCTGGGGGCTGGCACGGTTACCAAGACGACTGTCACGGTAGCTACGCCATCACCCAACGGGTTGCATTCAGTACCATATAATCTTTTGGGGCATCCTATCGCAGACACGGATTTTACAGGATACCGCATAAAGGTTATAGACGCATGGGCGAGGATTGATTACAGCACGGCTGCCATCGAGGTGGGTACTGACGTACTCGTGTTGAGATATTCGGACGGCACTCAGATAGGTACTTGGACGAATGGGTTCTATGAATCGGCTGCTGATGCAGTACAGTCCTGTAAATTGGACGATAATATCAACATACCTACTGGTGGCGATTCGTCATGCATACAGTTGTATTGTGCATCTGATTCGGGCGGGGGTTCAAATAGTGATTTTTATATCTCACTTATATATGTACTGGAAGTATTATGATAACTCTTGAAGTGTCCAATGCCTGTGATGTTGCCAACATCCTGTACCAGTTTGGTTTCAGGCAACGCCTGTTTTTGGATGCCATCATAACCCAGCCGGATTATGATAGCACGGAAGAGGGTATAGAGAATGGCAACAAAGGTTTTAATAAGACATTTCAGCAATTAAAAAAAAGATATAAGATTGACTTCATAGCACCCGAATATCTATTGGACGCTTTGACATTATTGCCGATGCATGATTACGTGACCATACATGACGGGTATCAGTCATATCCCATTGATGATGTAAATATCGAATATGAATGGGATGATTTTTATGCCGTATGCACATTGAGTTTTACTATAACGGGGTGGAATAAGACGTTATGCTGACGATAGAATACTGGAACGATAGCAATGACCTTGACATCCGTTATTCCAACGGGTTCAGGCAGATATTTTATCTTGATGCCATCATGTCCCATCCCGAATATCCTATAGACGAAGAAGGTACTGAAGATGCGGAGGGGTTGTTTAATGCCACATGGCACAAATGGCGCAAGACGTACCATATACACTTCATCGCACCCGAATACGTGGTAGATGCCATGCAGACGCTCCCGTATCACGACAACGTATTTATTGACGGGCTGAAGGTAAAGGACATATCAGTCAATGTGGGTTGGGACGGTTTATATGGCGTTGTTGATATGTCTTTTGTAACAGATGAGTTTATACGGGGTACTTGTTGCTACAAGATGAAACTCACCCTGGCTCTGCAAACTTATTCTCCGATACCTGGCGGTGAGTGTTATAGCCCCAATCTTGATCCTGTAATATCAGGGGTATTGTCAACCTCTGACATATTTACAGACCCTATGTCAAATGGCGTGTCACACGGGGACAGATACATGGTGGTCACCGCCATAGATGTCTTTGATGCCACGGTACAGGGGGCTGTATATGAGTGGGTCATTGACAAATGGGTTGAGGACGTGGCGAGCGAAGGGTATGGCGTATATGTGCCTGGTGTGGGGAATATGTATTATGACGGCACATGGTGGAATGCTTATCCCTATATAGCCATGATAGACCAGTCCGGTGTGGATACTTACCACATCACGGGTTTTGCCCTGCCTGAGACATGGGTGACGGTGCAATACAGCCCCGATGACATCACATGGACAGATGCATCCGATCCGATATGGTCAGATGCATTTAATACGATGGGTCTCACGGTGAATGTGACAGAAGGGGATTATTATTGGAGAATAACGAGTCATACATGGAGTTGTACGTATGATCCGCTTAATGAGAAATATAAGGAGAGCGGTTTTTGGCTTATTAACGATGCAGGGGATTATTTTACACAGAATGCAGCAAACGATAAATGGTATAGATAAATGGCAGACGCACGAGTAAAAGATTTTGCACAGGAAGCGGCCCCGGATGGCACAGAGAACTTCGGAGTTGACAAGGCAGTTTATGTAAACGCCCATAGGGTAACACTATCTCAGGTAAAGACATTCGTGTGGAAACGCATCACCAATGCAGGACTGATAACTACAATAACAGATGAGGATAATTGGGATGATGGCACGGGTGATTACACGGGTTCTACTGTTGGACTGGTGGCTGGCGATGTATATTATGACTCATCTACGCAGATCAAATATGAGTATGATGGTGTCGATTTAATTCGTTACTTTGTAAATAATATCTTCTAAAATGAGAAAATTTATATTTTTTGTGCTGTGTTTTTTTATTTTCTCCCCGATTTTTGCCCAAAATGTGGCAAGGTTCAAGACGGTTAAGATAGACACCGTGCTTTTAATGCCAAACATACAGCCATCATCAAGTGACACATTTCTTGTGTACAGCGGGGACAGCACCTATATGAGACAGTTGGACATGGGCGACCTGATAAACTACGACAGCATCATAATAGACTCCTTGTTGTATATAAGATATATGGATACCACGCCATCTGACGGATGGGTGTCGATAAAAGACACTATCTATATCAACAACCAGTCTGTGGCTGACGGTGATAATGACAGTCTGTACTGGAAACCAAACGGGGACAGCACTGGCATATCCTTGTGGAAGACAAGGGGTGATACGATTTTTATTGACACTTCTTATGTACCTATTGGTGTTTTTACAGTAATTTCTGATACCGCTACTGCATTAAGGATATTACTGAAAGATAGCCTGTATTATTCCTTAGGTGCTACATGGGGCGTGTCCGGGTGGCTCGACAAGGGCGATACGATTTTTATTGACACCACCACTTCTGTTGATGCTGATTATGATTCCCTGTATTGGAATCCTAATTCAACTGTAACTTCCATCGTAGGATGGAAAACCCGTGGGGATACCATAAGTCTTGATACAAATTATATCCCGGCAGGAGTTTATATTATAGTCTCAGATAGCGTGACTTACATTGAAGGTGTAATGGGGGATTCGTTATATGTATCATTTGGTGATGTCAATTCTTCAAGTGGTTGGTATGATAATATGGACACCCTGAAGATTGACACCACAGGGGATGTTGATACTGATTACGACTCCATATATTTCCTGCCAACCACTTCGTTTAGTGCAGAAGGATGGTTGGTCAGGGGGGATACTTTGTCGGTGGATACGGTTGATAATGATACAGATTCCATTCATTTCGCTTATTCCTCCTCGTGGGGTGCTGAAAAATTACTAACGAGGGGCGATACTATATTTGTAGATACAACTGAATACACTATTGATTATGACAGCATAACCATAGACAGTTTAATCTTTGTGGGACTTGGTTCTACCGCAACGACAGGATGGCACGCCATACGGGACACATTAAGACTGGATACTTCTTATGTGCCAAGTGGGGTATATACTGCTATTAGTGACAGCGTGACCTATCTTGAGGGGGTGATGGTGGACAGTTTGTACTGGTATCCCAATGCAGATATAACCTCCGCCCAGGGATGGAAGGACGATAAAGACACTATAAAAATTGACACATCTTACATACCCGGTGGCATTTATGTTATTGTTTCAGATTCCGTTACTTACATCGAGGGTGTAATGGGGGATTCGTTATATGTATCATTTGGTGATGTCAATTCTTCAAGTGGTTGGTATGATAATATGGACACGGTTAAAATAGATACTTCCGGGGTTAATTACTGGACGCTTTCCGCTGATACGTTATATCCCACTACTACCACTAATGACGTGAAGATTGTCGGATCATCAATGGTCTTTTTTGACGAAACGGGTTTCCATATAAAAAGAGTAGCGGATTCATCGGTTTTGAACAGCAACCCGTCTTTTGAGGACTGGACAGACATGGGGGGCGGTGTGTATGCATGGGATTCTTATACTGTGGATGATGCTGGCACGGGTACTGTCGAACCTGATTCTGTGACAGTACATAGTGGCACATATTCTGTTGAGTTGATAAAAGGAATTTTCAATGTAGTATATATTTATAGTTCGTCTCATCAAAGCAATGACGATTCCATGACTGTTAGCTTTTGGTATAATATCAATGCTAATAACGTGGCAAAATATTATGTACTAAGGGATGAGGATGATTATTACTTACAAGCCAATGGTACTTGGTCTGCGTCATATTATGCCTTTACGTTAGGCACGACAAGCGGTAACTGGACGCAGATAATAAAGAAATTCATCATAAACCCATCCAACACATACTTTGTTATGTGGGGAAACACATCTGCCACGGCATTATATCTTGATGACTTTTATATGTACGATGACTATAAACATCTTGAGATTGACGGGAACGTGAACATCCTTGACACTCTGACAATGCCATCTTTGCCATCTTTATCTTCCGATACCTTTCTTGTGATGAAGAACGACACGATAGGATATGAGGTCAATACGGCTGTGTCTGATGATGATTATGACAGTATTTATTTTTCCCCAACCACCACATTAACCCCGGCGGGGTGGTTGAACCGTGGGGACACCCTGAAGATTGACACGACTTATGTGCCGGGGGATGTTTATACAATAGTTTCAGACAGTATCACGTATGTTGAGGGTGTGATGGGTGACAGTATCTATTGGTATCCCAATTCAGATATAACCTCCGCCCAGGGATGGGTTGATGATAAGGATACGATAAAGATTGACACCTCCTATATCCCTGGCGGTGTTTACGCTGTTGTATCTGATAGTATTACGTATATAGAGGGCGTGATGAATGATTCGTTATATGTGTCATTTGGCACGGTTCAATCTTCAAGCGGATGGTATGATAATATGGACACATTAAAGATTGACACCACGGGAGATGTCGATACCGATTATGATTCCATATATTTTCTCCCAACCACTTTATATAGCCCGGAGGGCTGGCTTATCAGGGGGGATACTCTGTCGGTAGATACCGTTGATAATGATACAGATTCCATATATTTCGCCTATGCCCCGTCCTGGGGTGCTGAAAAATTACTAATGCGTGGCGATACTATATTTGTCGATACCACCGAATATACCATTGATTACAACGAAATAGTCATAGACAGCCTGTTGTTTGTGGAACTTGGTTCTGTCTCCACCACAGGCTGGCATGCCATAAAGGATACCCTCAGATTGGATACTTCTTATGTACCAGGTGGGGTATATACTGCCATTAGTGACAGCGTGACTTATATAGAAGGAGTGATGGGTGATTCAGTATATTGGAAACCAAACGCTGATTCCACGGGTGTGGCAATGTGGAAAGATGATAAGGATACCATTTTTATAGACACTTCTTACATCCCTGGCGGGGTTTATCAGATCGTATCAGACAGTAATTTATGGCAATATGGGGCGGGCAATACAAGTATCAATCCCAAACTCACCAATGACAGCGTGGTCATAGGCGGGACTACGCCAACGGATGAACTGACTGTTTATGGTAATATTAATATGGCTACCGCAGCATATCCTCACGGGGATTCCATATTATTTAATGACAGTATCGGGTATATCACATATTATACTTATTCAGCCGCAAAAGCGGAATGGATGGATAATCCTGATTTTGAAGACACATCAGGTGTTCAGACTTTTACGTATTGGGCATCTGCTAATGTTGATGTTGAGGAAACAGTTATATATAGCGGGGACTTTTCCGCAAAATTAAATAGCGGTGGTATGGCATATCTGTATAATAATGTCTTTATTGATACAAGTGTGACGTTAGATAAAAAGTTTATGTTTAGTTTTTGGTTTAACAATAAAAACAAAGCAGATTCATTGCAATGGCTGGTGTATAGTTATTCCGGGGGTACATATTATCAACTGGACAGTTCCGGGAATGTTATTGAATCTTCCACACCTGTATGGAACAAACTGCCGGCTGTTGGGGACTGGACGCAAAAAATAATGATATTTGATAAACTTCTTCCTATGTGGGGTGTGGTGTTTAGGAATACATCCCTTGTTAATAATGGGTATATTGACCTTTGTTCGTTTTCGGATATTGATATGGAAAACGTGGAGATAGGTTCAGAGGGGGTGCATATAGAATCAGATAATTTCTATGTTGACGGGGTATCATCTTTTTATGACCCGTTATTTTTATATTCCGTACCCGAAGCATCCATTATTGAAAAAGTGCTTTCCCTTAGTACCAATGATATGTTGGTTTTCAAGGATTGGTCTGATTTATTTGAGGACACTATTTGGATACGAGGGGCTGGAAATATTTCCGCTAAACTTTACAAGACACCTAATCTTTCAGATGGTCATTATTCCATCTCTATGGGTAAATATACTGCTGCTTATGGTGATTACTCCCTGGCAGGTGGTTATGCCGATACCTCTTATGGCTGTCCTGATGGTTATGTCTACAACCCGGATTCGGGGATTTGTGTAAAATATGATACCATAGACGCAACTCATTATGGGGTTGAATATTCGGTAACTAATGGTAATATAGCTGATGCCTATGGCAATGACGGGGCGGTGATTGGTTTTGGGACTTCAGGAGGCACGGGGTCGTATGCATCATTCCCTGGCAGTACATCGAACCTTTGGGTAAACAGGCTTGATACCGTAGGCGTATGGGCTTTTGATACAATGCCCGGGGGAAACCAACTTCCCATAGGGGAATGGATAGGATTTACCTATTGTCTTGACCTGGATTCTTCAGCTACTTATTATATTGGCATGGCAGGGGATAATTCAATCCGTTTCAAGATTGATGGAGAATTGGTGTTTGAATATTTAGCATTAGATAATGGTTGGACACCCTATGACCATGCTGCTTTTAGAACCTGGTGGATAACTCAGAAGAATCTGACAGCCGGTATTCATGTTATAGAAATGTATGGTCTAAATAATGCTGATGAAGCCACATTGGGTGCTGAGATATTTACTACGATGGATACCACTTCATCGGATAATCTCGGCATAGTATGGAATACTTTGGAAATGATAGGGGACACGTTTGATCTGGGTCAGGTAAGTGGTTATTCCTGTCCGCCCGGATATGCGGTAAGCATATGTGCGGATTCTGTACCGAGATGTATTTTAATAGATTATCAGTCTGCCATCCCGATGCAAAGCGGTTATGTGTCAGCATCGGGCGAGGGTGCTTTCAATTATTCCACCATCAATGACGTTGGATTAGTTGGGGCTGAGGCTGATCGTAGTGCCATACTTGGTGGTCTCAACCATGAAATCGGAAGTGGGTCAGATAATTCCGCTATTTTAGGTGGAGATGGGAATGAGGTAAGTGATTCTGATAATGGGGCTATCATAGGTGGTGCAGATAATGAACTAAATACAGCCAACTATTCCGTCATTCTTGGTGGGAATAGTATAACAGGCACGGAGGATAGCACAGTTTATCTTCCATATCTACGGGCAAAAGAAAATGTGTTTATGGAAGATGTGCCATTGGGTACTTCCGATACGGTGCTTATACTCTCAAACGACAGCGTACAATATCGTCTTGCGTCAGGCATAGGCGGTACTGGCGGTGGGGGTATGTTTGTTGAAGAACTTGACAGCACATCATCCGGCACATTAGCATCTGCTGCATCCTATGAGTTTGAGGTGGATGTGGATTCGGGTAATTTCTTAATTGATGCCATTGATGTCATAGCTGACACGGCAACTACTGGACTAACAAGCACGTTTGATATAGAGATATATCAGACCGACAACGGCACTCTTGAAGCCGATGATGCGTCACATAACAGGCAGAGCCTATATAACCTGATATACGTGGAAGAGGGAATAAGTATTTTTTCTACCAAGATTAATAATGGTTCTAAAGAAGCCGCCGGGGATTCGACCTTGACGCTTGATGCATCAACATTGATGGTTAAGTATGACCCGCTTTATTTCAATGAAGACGGGGGTGAGTGGTATAGGGTACAGGCTGTCAATTCTGCAACGGAGATACAGATTTACGATGATCTTGCTAAAGAGAAAGAGGATAACTGTGATGTGTGGCAAGCCTACGAGAAGAAGAACCTGGGTATGTATTACAACCAGAGTTCAGCTACAACATTATACATCAGGATAACGAATAATTCCGGTGCAGCGAGAAGGTTTACGGTGTTCACCAAAATAACTAAAGTGAAATGAGTGACGGATTAAAAAGAGGATTGATTTTCCCCCGAAGTGGAATGGGTAATGTGTATTACGCACAGGGGCTGCCACGCATCTATGCACAACTTGCACCTAATCTCAAGGAGTTATATGATTTTTCAGAACGCACGGGACCATCATGTTATGATCTTGCCGGCACACAGACAGCAACGCCAACGACAGCAGCGGCATCGGGGGACAACACATCTGTTGCTGCCATGTGGGCGAACTCTAACGCCGGGGGTATAGACTGCGATGGTACTAATGACTATATAACCATATACAAGGCACTACAGGCATGGGTGGATATTGACAAGGCACACACTATGGAGGCATGGATAAGGTATGATGCAAACCCTAATCCATATGGTATTATAATGGGAGATGGGGTTGCTTGCCCATCAGGTAAATATAATATCCTTAATTGGAGAACTTTATACGTTGCAGCCGGGACATTCAAAATAGAATATATATGGTATCGCTATAATGGATCAGAGGATTATATCAATTTCGCACGGTCAACAAACACCACGGCATATACAACAGGAATGCCTTATCATATCGTGATAACACATAATGGTACGGTAACCACCGCAGGAATGGCATCATATATCAATGGTGCGGCAGATGCGCTGACAAGTGTCATTAATGAGACCACGGCAGCGAGTGTGTGGCACGCAAGTTACATGGGTGCTATGGATATGGCACTGATGGGACAGAAATCTAATGCCTCATATTGCACCAACGGGGAAATCTATAAATGGGCAATATATGATAAGGCGCTTTCCGCAACAGAAGTGGCAACCCTGTACAATTACGAAAAGATGTTTATGCGATGAAAAAATATTATGGTGATTATATTGTGGGGACACAGGCAGCTTGGATAGCATTTGCGACAAAGACAGGATTTAATGTCACATCCCTGATGAATGTGGCAAGACGAAGTGTGACACAGGTAAGTGGCAACTGGCTGTGGCTGGTAGAGGTGTGGGATTTGAATTTTTCGCAACTCCTTTGGTGCTGGAAAAACAATCTTTATCCTTTGAAGCAATATCAGGCACGGCAACTTGGGACAAAGTTTATGTATATAGCAGACAAGGATGGCAACAGGATACTCAATGATGATCTCACCGTAGTCACGGGCATGGCAGATGAAGCCATAGAATGGTGCAGGGTTTTTGCCCCTGAAATGGCATGGAATCTCACACAGGCACAGGAATTGGCTTATATACAAAAAAATAATATCAAGGCAAAATTGCAGGCAATGTTTGATGCTTTTGAGGTGGAAATCATAATATCCGAATAATTTATGTAACTTTGCAAAAAAAATATCATGAAAAAGGTATGGTGGTTTTTGGTTCTTTTCATGGCAGCGATTGTATTGTCGTGCGAAAAGGATGACCCGACAGAAATATCAACAGATCGGGTTCTGAAGTATGCAAGTCAGCAGTTTGTCCCGGCGAGTCAGATGTTACAGAAGACATATGCAGACTACAAGGCTGCATTGTATGATTCAACAGCCGTTGGCAAGTGCAACATCATGGTATATCAACAGGGCGTTATGCCTGACGGTACTGAATGGGCAAAGGTGGATGTTAAAGCCAACACTACCACGGGTACAATGACCGCTTGTGCTATTAGTCTTGTGATAGACTATGATGAGACCTGTTGTACCCTGTTACCTTTGGACGCATCCACATTACATCCCGGCATACAATATGCCATACAGACAACTGGGGCTGTGGTAAGTAATGTGAATAACGGTGAATTTTATTTTGCGTTTTATTCCATTACTCCCGTAACTATAGTCCTTCAGGGTAATTACAGATTATTTCAATTGATTATCTATGGCGACTTCACAGACGCCGAAATGACGTTTGATCAATCGCAGTCATCTAACTGTGAATTCACGCCTGACGGTTGGTATATATATCCCGTCACATTCACAGGCACAAATCTATAAACATATAATTATGAAAAAAGTTCATTTGATTCTTATTTTTGCATTGATTTTTGTATTATCCTGTACTAATCAGGAGAAACAGGACGAGAAAAAACTTCAGGCATTGAAAGCGGTAGCTGAACGAACCGCCACCGCCCCAGGCAATAATCCGTGGGATATAGGTGATAAGGACGTTGCTCCCACTCACGGAAAATTAAGTTTTGAGGTTATCAAGGAATATGATGATGATGGTGGTTGCAATAAGGATGTGGCTGTATGCATTGACATCAACAGCGGTTATGCAAACATAGGTGCTATAAGCATGGTGATTGCTTTTGACAAAAAGACCTGTGATATGTATAAGTTTGACAAAACCACCCTGCACAACGATCTTCAGGCTGCATTGCTGGCAGCACCCGGAGCATTCATGACCAATACCGTTGATGGAAAGTTCTATTTTGCGTGGTATTGCCTTCAGCCTGTGACCATGACCACATCTAACGGTAAATATAAGATATGCACGTTAAGTTTCAAACTTATCAGCCAGCCTGCCCATGTGATGTTTGACACCATACCTGGTAATTGTGAGTATTCTTTGGATGGGGTAAATCACCTGATACTATCTCTTGAAGATATAGACCTCTGAAAAAAATAACAATTTGTTATTTTTTATCGCATTTCTCCGTTGTAATTTTGCATAAATTAATTTGGAGGAATGAAATATGAGTGTCTATAATCCTGTTTGTCCAACCGATTGCACTACAACGCTACCGATACTGGACTTTAATTACTGCGCCCCGTCAAATCTTTTCGGGGAAATACAAAAAATATACATTGCGCTGGCTGATACCACTCCATTCATTGATGTGGAAAACCTCGTGGAATGGACGGCAAGGCTGAGTAACACTTCTGTCGATCCGGATGCTATCCGTTACATGGATGTGATTGCATCAAAAGATGCACCTGAATACACGGAGATTGAGTTGTCGTTAGATCGCAAGCGTCTGTCATATAAGACGCATAAAATCAGTTTTAAGGTCGATGATATTTCCGATCTCATCTACGAATTTATGCGGAATTTGGAATGCGGTGGATTTTTCCGTATCTGGTATGCCACCGGGGACGGGAAGATATTCGGGGGCAATGACGGCATACTCGCATCCATAACGGCTGATCTCATCATACCGGAAACATCTGATGAGTTGATCACAATACAGGGGTCGATAGAATGGAAGTCGAAGTTCTCCCCGGAAATGCATGATGATCCTATGAATTCTTAATACAAAAAGACATGGCAACAGGTGATAATTTCATAACTTGCGGTAACGACATAGATTTCAAGTCTATTATGATGTCGTTGATAGGTGAAGCCAACGGGGGGTGTGGTGTATTAAGAACATATTGCCTCAACATAAATCAACTCACCACCTGTACTGCTATTGACTGTGGTACGTTTCAGCAGTTCATTGACTTGTTCCGTCAGGCGATATGCATTTCTGAAGATGGTCTCCCGGCGATACGCACCATAACATTACAGGTGGACGAACAAAACCCCATCACGCCATATCTTGCGTGTGCCAGCGGTGTCACATTTGAGGAAGCATTAAACAGGCTTTTTGTATCCACAAACGAAGGTGTGGCTGTTATGATAGGATGCGTTAATGAAGCGGAGGGGTAATGGCAGAATGCGGCACATATTTAAGTGCGGAAGACATCTTCCGTCTGATATACCGTACAGACGGTACTGATGTATATATCAATATCATAGATAGCGGTGTGGATATTGACGATACCGAGCCGATAGAATGCGATGAGACCTTAACGGAAGAAGATATACTAAATCTTGTGTTGGATCAGGATATTAATGATAACTGGGGGCTTAATGCAATAATTCTGTAATGGGTTGCGAGAGTAGTATATTACCAAATGTGGGGTTTGAGTTGTGGGACAATGACAATCCTGGCTACCCTGACGAATATGCTGTTGATCCAACTCCTGACTCCGTTGATAAAGAAGCGGTTGTAGTACACGGTGGGGTTTATTCCGCAAAAGTAACGGATGGATATATTTACACCTACGATGATTTGCCGGCAACACTTTCGATTTATACGCTTGATTTCTGGTATAATTGCAACGTGGATGGGGCGTGGTTTGGTTTATTTTTTTATGATGGCATTAAATCTTACGGGTTAAATGCCGATGGTTTATGGACATCCGGTCCTGTGGGGTTTATAGAAATAGATTTACCTCAAACTTCCGGGTGGGTTAATTACAAAATGACGGTAAACGCCACATCTTTAGATTTAGGCGCACCCACCTTTATACAGGTTGCATTCGGGATGGAGAACAAGGGTAATAGCGCATATTTCGATGATGCGTGTCTGTATCTAAAGGAAGGAGTGGAGGGGGATGCGGTGATAGAATGCGGTGACAACAAGGACTTCAAACTTGACATATTACGCAGGTGCGTGAGGACTGACGGAACGAATTATTATTTGGTGGTAAGCCATGCGTGAGATATTAATTATATTGTTATTATTCTCATTGCCGGTCTTTGGTCAGTTTAACCCCAAGGAAGTGAACGACAATATTGAACTTGCCGGGAAGAACGCCACTATTGACAAAGCTGGTAACACGTTTGTGGTTGTTATTGACAATATATCATATAAGGCATCCACGTTAAGGGAAGCCCTGAATATGGTCTATACAACCAAGATACGAACCCGTGATGATTATATGTTCACGGATCAGAAGTGGGGACTGTTGATAAGAGTGACCGTAAACGGTGACGGGTGGACAGTTGACATGGGCGGGGACGAGAAATACCATGCAGATACTTTCGTGAAAAGCAAGGAGATAATATATGATCTGTTTGCAGAAATGCTTAAAGGCGGGCTGATATTTAATTACAACAAACATAAAAGCGGGGTTTTGTCAAGATGAGTTTTTATGAAATAATAACATCAGTAGGATTACTTGGAGGTATCATAGGCGTATATGTGAAGATGAGGATAGACCTTGCATCTTTAGATGTCAAAGTCCATGACATAAAAGAGAATTACCAGAAACTCATACTTGACATATCAAAGATTGATGATAATAAGATTGACAGTAAATTTGTCGAGATTATGCGAAGGGAACTTAAATCACAGATAGAACAATGGACAAATTTGAATGCCATAGAACACGCAGAGATAAAAAAAAGTCTTGAGGATATAAGAAGTGTATTATTAAAACGATAACTATGAATTATTTAGGAAATTTTCGTGATTGGAAAACAACCGTGATAGGCGTGGTGACGGCAATACTGATGGTATTGGTGGTCACGGGACAGATAACAGCAGAACAGCAGGCCACGATACTCGAATGGATTTCGCAGCTTGTTGGGATCGTAGCAGGTATCATCCTGATGTTCTTCTCTAAATATTCAAACGGGAAAGAATGAAAACCGGGATTGCGATTGCATCCCTTTCGCTGCTTGTTATCACATTCGGTTATCTATTATTCCGCTCCCTCAACGCCAACAGGGAGATGGGGGCGGTATGTGATGAATATAAGAAATTATATGCCGAGTGCATATCTTCAGGGAAAGTAATTGACACCATAAGGGATACGGTGGTAGTACAAGTGCCAAAGCCTTATCCTGTCATTGACAGCATCATTGACACCATGCCGTGTGATACCTTGTATCAGAAAAAGTATGCAGACAGCATCCCCTATGAGGATTTGACGCTGAAATACGACATCACGGTACTGGGCGACCTGGAGGAACTTGGTTTTGAATACAGGCTTAATAAGACCAATGAGACCACCATTATATACAAGGATCGTGAAGTGCCTGTGCCATGTGCCGTAAAACCATCCGTTTATGTGCTTGCAAGCGGTTCTAACCAAGGCGTTGGAATAGGAGCATCCGTGTCATATAAAAGACTGACGGGTGGTTATATGTTCTCAAGTGACCTTGAACATAGGATATTCCTGGGTTACAGGATTACGAAGTAGTTTAGAATCATTCTAAATTACAAAAAAAATCATTTTTTTCTTGACAAATGCATAATGATTATATTATCTTTGTCAAAAATTCACACCATGAATCATGTATATGGAAGGGGCGATGTACCCAAAGACCTTGAGCAGAAGGAATACGAGGCTACCGTTGACCTCGAAAACTTCTTCGGCAAGACACCGGTATCTGTTGATGTAGAGGTGTCTGTAAGATTTAAAGATAATGGTGACCCGTATGATGCATGGGTCACGAGTGTCAAATTCCTTGACCACGATGTGACTAAACTCGTCCTTTCAGGATGGGAAGAGTACGAACTGATCAACGGGGTCATGGGTAACGGATTTGTAGATTCTTTGCCATGAACTATTTTTCACTTCCGGGGATTTACTTACCTCTCCTGGATGCCGTCACGACCGTGTACGGTGTCAGCCATAGAAAGCTGAAATCAAAATCACGGAAGTATGATATAGTCCGTGCGAGACAGGCATATTTCTACATGGCTGTAAAATCACGGGCTTTCCTTTCATGGCGGTCTTATGCGGAAATAGGAAGGGAACTAAACAGGTCGCATTGTGATGTGTTGTATAGCGTGAGGACTGTTGAGCGTGACCTGATGTATCCGACAATCAGGTGGCGCATAGAGGATGTGTGCAAGATTGCAAGAATAAATTTCGGGCAAATTATTAATAATCAGGTTAGACCGGGTATCACGAACAAAGCGGGGTGAAAAGCCCGACACCCCGCTGAGTTCAAAACATATAAATCATGACACATGACAGAAGAAGCAAGGCAGGAATTAAGAAAGTTGTTCAACGAGAACGGGTTGTCGAAAGATGACATATTCTCACGAAAACTGAAGGACAAGTACGGTGTCGAGAAAGAGTTCGTTATCATCACCCGCACGGGGATAGACAAAATAGAACTAAAAAACAACATTCATACCACAGTATATCCTGCACATATATCTGATGATCTCTGCGTAGTCAAGGCTGTATGTGAAAAAGACGGCACAAGTGTGGAGACTTTTTCCTCCGCATCCACAAAGAACTGTCAGACATCTTATCTGATGGAGATGGCAGAGAAGAGGGCAAGAGCCAGGGGGGTGCTGAGAATAATGAAACTCTATGCTTTTGGTGTGTTTGGTGAGGATGAACACACGGCTTTCGATAAGAACAACCCGGACAACACTATCGAATAATGGAAGATTTATCCTGGCTTGATGATATAGAAACGGAGTCGTCAGATATGATTGACGAATCATCCGTTGAATATGCCGAGAGACTTCTTGACACCTCGTCCTATGACGAGGAACAGCGTCTTCTGATACAATATGACATAAACGACTGCCTGTTCGCAAGCGAGTTGTATGAGATAATCAGAAAACTCAGGGATGCCCAGCCCGATAGGATTGATGGCGGGTTTAATTACAACCAGACAGATATTAAAAGAAAATTAAGACAATATGAGGACGACCTATAAGATTACAGACAAATTATTGTTTGACCGGTATGTTTTCGATATAGATACATCGAAATTATCCTCTGCGTACCTGGGTAAAAGGAAAGAATTTCTCGCAGAGGGGGATTTATTTGTATGGTTTATCGGAGAAGAGGACTGGTCTTTTGTGACTGGTTAATTTTCATCCGACAGTTTTACGCAGTATGGATTTGAACTAATACCTGAAACAGAATGAAAATAATAATCATTGATCCCGATGGGGAAACCGTGGCAGAATACGAAAGCGATAACGTGCCACAGGTGGACGATAAGATACGCATGGAAGACGGTGATTACTACATCGTCAATAAAAAAACATGGTATTTATACAAGCCCGTGGTTGTTTTACTATGCGCTTACTATGGTAACATAGAATAATGAAACCATTACGCAAAATAAAGCGATTTAAGAGGGGTTTATACAGGGTAAGTATATACCATTACTTTTGAAAGAAGTGCGCTAAAAACTCAAACGGTTATATAAAAAAGGGTATTATTAAATATTAGATATATGAGCGAGAAAATTTATGTAGGATCGGGTAAGGAGAAATTTGATGGAGATATGGTAAATATCACCGTGAATCTCTCTATTGTTAAACTTGCAACAAATCACATATATTCTGACACCAAAGGCAGTAAGTGGATCAGGCTGAACGTAGTTAAGCGCAAGGATGGTGCTGATGATTACGGGAACACACATTATGTGGCTGTTGACACATGGAAACCGCAAACGCCCAAAACTAAGGCAGAGAATAAAAAACCACCGGAGTTAAATGACCTCCCGTTCTAAAATAAGCCTGACATATAAAGGCACTATCTCAAAAGGTAAGGTAAAGGTGAACGCCAATCAGATGCAGGTGGACATACCTATTTATTTTACCGATGGAGATAATGTGGATGTGATCATAAGACATTCCACAAAACAACGATCCACGGAACAGAACAGGTATTACTGGGGGGTGGTTGTACCGATTGTGCGAAGGGGGCTGAGAGATGCCGGGTATGCCGTGACAGATAAAGATACGCACCTCGCCCTGAAACATCAATTCCTGAGCGTGGATTGTAACTTCGGGCTACACCTCACCCCCTCCACAACAGAACTCTCAACAGATGAGATGAACGAATATGTGGAGAATATCAGGGTTTGGGCTTGGGAAAACCTGAAGGTGTCAATCCCGGAACCAGGGGAACAGGTGGAACTTAAATTCAGTTAATCATGGGGAAAGAATCTTACAGGACACAATGCAATGCGATGACAAACAGCGTATTCTTTTACCTCGATCAACCCAAACAATTTCTTAAATTCATAAAGAAAATTGAAAGGCTTGGGCTTACATACAACCTACATTTTACTAAAGTATTTGACAGAGAAGGATATTTGGACGATGATACCTGGGATGTAAAATGGATACAAATAGATTTTCGTGAACTTAAACAGCAGAATGAAAATCCATTCGATACTATCGACCGCCTTACTAAAAGCGGGATCAGGAATCAATATTCATTCTTTGTGTTCTTATTTATATTCCTGATGATTTTTCTTGTTTTTATAGGGGCTATAATATATACATGGATAATCTTGTAAAAATAAAATCAATTTTGAAGTGTTTTTTTTTATTTATACTTTGGTTGACTGCTTTAATTATGATAGTCAAAACAGAAATATATACAATAGACGAGAAGACATACATCAAATGGATACATAAAAAATAACAAGTATGGGATTATTTAGCAGAGAAACAAACGATTTCTGCCACGACACATTTGAGGATGAACGTAAAAAATATTGGGAAGCGAGGGATGCATACAGGGAACTGCAACTCCAGCAACTTAAAGATGAAAAGATGAGATGGTGGGTATGGATATTGATTGTTATATTGTCCCCTTTATTTATTACAATCTTTGTTTTTGTTGCGTTAATTTATTTTATCCCATTACTAAGTGAATACCTGAATAAGCGGATGAGGAGATTAATGTGATATTAAATCTTTGTAAACAGGCGAGATCGTAATGTGATTATTTAGAATGATTCTAAATTACATAAAATTTCATTAAAACACTTGACAAATGTATTTTTGTGTTGTATCTTTGTTGTGTGGTTGTGTCCCCGGAAACGGGCTTAACAGCAATCATTTGTTTTCATAGGTTTTGGTGATTGGGGAGGGGGTTTTGAAAGTTTCCCCCTCCTTTTTTTCGGGGGTAGAATTCACATAATTGAATAATATGAGTAAAGACCCAGCCTTTCTTTTTTATAGCAACGACTTTCTGACCGGCACATACACGATGACAGATGAGCAGGTGGGCAAATACATACGCCTTCTTTCTCTTCAGCATCAAAAAGGACATCTTACTAAAAAAGATATGTTAAAGATATGTGGTTCATATGATGAAGATGTTTTCGCTAAATTTGAGCAGATAGACGGGAATTACATAAACAGGAGGATGGCAGACGAAACAGAAAAAAGGAGGAGATATTCTGAGAGCCGTGCTAATAACAGGAAAAGACATGAAAATGATAAAAAAGATATGAAGAACATATCAAAAACATATGTTCAACATATGGAAAATGAAAATATAAATGAATATATAAATAAAGTAAATGAATTTAAAGATTTTTGGGACAAATATCATAAATTAACACGACTCCCGAAAACCGACCGTGAACCCGCAAAGAAATGGTGGGATAAATTATCCGATGAGGAAAAAAATATAGCTGTGGCAGGCATAGATAATTATGTGGCAATCAAGAAGAGTATCACGAGATCGGACGGGAAGCCTTATTTCCATAAGGCAAGAACATACCTTTCAGATAAGTTGTGGCAGGATGAGCAACAGATTGTGACATCTGTGCCATATCCAAACATCCTTTCATTTGAAGAACAGGTAAAACTGGGCGTGGTATGATAGATAAAGCCCAAAGAGAAGTATTGAGCCATATAATTCTTAACCCAAAGAGTTATTACCACTATTATACTATAATGTCTGAAGAATTATTCAGCGACACATATAAATCTGTATACCGCCTGGTATCTGAATCATTTAAAGATGGAAGGAAGCCTGACTTATTCGCAATGAATGAGCAGTTTGGTGATTTTATGGATTACATTCTCACAACTCATTGCGATGATTTTGATTCGGCATTGATTTTTCTTATAGACAAGAAGAACGAGAAAATTGTGAGGGATGCCGCATTGCGGATCACAAACAGCGATGTGGAAGATGCCGTGAAAGTCATGGAGAACGCAATCTTTCAGATTAAGGACATAGGTAACGACAGTAAACTTGCCAATCTGAACCTGCAAGCTGAATCATTTTTGGATAAAGTGTCCAGAATAGGAGAAGGTATTACCGGGTTAAGGACGGATTATTATCAATATGATATATTCACATCCGGGCTGCAAAAGAAAGAATTGATAGTGGTGGCAGGGGAGACATCCCAGGGGAAGACATCATTTGCCATGACTATGATGTATAACGTGGCTGTGAACGGGGCTAAAGCATTGATATTATCCCTGGAGATGTCTGTGGATCAGATGTTGGCAAGAATAGTAAGCCAGATGACGGGGATAAACTCAAAGAGGATATTGAACCGTAACTGCACGGAAGGACAAATTGAAGATATAAAGGATGCTGTGGCTAAAATAAAGACGATGCCATTAATAATACACGAATGTCATTCGGCTAACATGGGATATATCATGGATACCATCCGTGCATATAAAATCGTCAGGGATATAGATGTGGTGATGCTGGATTATCTTCAGCTTGTCTCCAACCACGGAAGGAACATGAGCAAGGAACAACAGGTGGGTGATGTGGTGAGGAGGCTGAAAAATATCACCCTGGAACTTGACATACCTATAATATGTCTGAGTCAGCTTTCAAGAAACAAGGAAAATCCATTACCAACACTCGCAAGGCTTAGGGATTCAGGACAGATAGAAGAAGCAGCAGATCAGGTGATATTCATTTATAGACCTGAATGTTACGGTAAGGCAGAATTTGATGATGGGATGCCCGCCAATGGTAAGGCAGATATAATAATAGCCAAAGGTCGTAATATTGGGACGACAAAATTCAGGATGGATTTTATCCCAGGGATGACATTATTCAGGAATGAGCAGGAATATGAGTTTCCGAAACCCATCATAAATAGTGATTATGAGAAACAAGAAGCTGATCCTTTCTAACATAAGGATTGTTCAGGAAACAATCAGAAACCTGACCGCATTACGGGGACAGATTGATTATACTTTTGCGATAGAGGATTCAAAAAATGATTTGAAATTTTTAAGACAATTATATAAAGATCATGGATTTCAAGACACTAAAAAAATCAGTTAAGAAACACGGCCTCGGTTATGCAAAATTATTGCTTAACACGATACGTGACAGCAGGGATGAATATCCGTTCAATGACGGGCAGACAAAAGATGAGTGCATAGAACTGATAAATTCAGTAATCAGGTCATGTGAAACTGATTTACAGTTAAAACAATGGGGAATTCAAAAATAAAAGAATCATGCCGGTAAAAAAATGCAGTAACGGGAAATGGAAAATCGGGTCGGGTAAATGTATGTATGACACAAAAGAAGCAGCAGAACGGGCATATAAAGCCTATCTCGCTAAAAAATATTCAACAAAAAAACCAAAATGAAAGCACAACTCAGCGCAGAAGAGATCATGAACTGGTGGCTGGAGAAATATCACGGCATCACCGTTCAATGGCTTGTGGATAATGAGCCGGAACTTATCAAGACTCCCGAATGGTATAAGAAATATCCTGTCACCCAACAGCAGCACGATGAATGGTACAACTGGGCGATAGGACATATTACAAAACATTACGGGTGGAGTAAGAGATATACAAAACGGCAGTTTATGTGGCAGTATCTGAATCTAAGCCCGACAGTAATTAATAAATGAAAATATGGGAAACTATCAAAATCTTAAATTTGAAGATATAGATCAGGATGATTATCCTGACTTCGTAGATGCATTTATCTCTTATGCTGAATATAAAGATGGCATTCCTCTCACAGAGAAAGAACTTGATGACCTCAATGACTCAGACCTTAAGTATGATCTTTTAATGGATTATTTACATTGATATGACAGCAGAAGAATTTTTCATAAAGACAGGATTTGACCCTGTTGATGAATTTGAGCAAGTCCAAAATATGGATTACAATGGTTTATTTGAACTAATGGAAGACTTTGCCAGACAACAGGCAACACAATTTTGGCTTTATATGGCAAGTAATACAAGAAATCTTATTGAACAAGCGGAAAAAAACTATGACCTATGGGAAAGCCAATGACACCAGCAGAATATTTTAAAGAAGGTTATATTGGGGCATCTCCCCCAATATTATATTCTTATAAGGCATTGATATATTGGATGA